CCTAGCCCCGTTCCTAAGAAATTTTTCATGCCTAGGACGCTGTCCTCTTCGCCTACTTCAGCAAGTCCACCAAGTAGAATGTGCCTCAGCGTGTCTTCAGTGCGGTCATCATCTTGATAATCAAATTTATTAGCGGTAGAACGAGAAATACGAAGGGCGTCATTTACAGCGTCTGCTGTGCCTGTAAGATACATAGGCAACATCTCTAGAGAAGAAATGCCAGCATCATTATAGTCTTGAATATCCTGCTTACCCCGATTTACAGCTTGCCGCCGTGTCATGCGTTGTCCAATCATAGGGGTTGATTCATTAGCCATTCTGTTCTGCCTTTGCTACTACCTCGCTACGCAAACTTTTTAACCTGCGTAACTCGCGGATTGCTCCTTGTGCCATGTGGATAACTACCACATCAGTAGACTGTTCTAGTACTTTAAACGCATCTTTAATCCGTTCTTCCATATAGAGTTCTAGAGCGTCTGTATTCTTTTTAGTATTAACAAGTGGGAGTAGTTTTTTAGCTACTTCTGGTGTCACCGAAGACCTCCTAGTATACTAGCAAGTTGTGCCTGTGGGTTTTGTTCTTGTTGTGGTGCTTGCTCACCGGCGGCACTAAAGCCTTGCTCGCCTGGCACAGCTGCGCCTCCTACCCCTATGTTACCGGCGCCGCCGCCAGACATATCCATTGGGCTAAGCCCTTGGTCAGGTTGTTGCTGTTGCTGCATCCCGCCAGCTTCACGAATAATCTGTGCTTGCCGGAATGCTTCCCGCTCATCGTTAATAAACTTCTCGGCATCCAAGTCCATAGACTGTGCCAATTCTTTAAGTACGACAGAAAACTTAACAAATGATGCAAGGTTTGGATTCCCTGCAATATTAAGAAGTTGAAGTAGCCGTTGTGACCGAACTTCATTTTTCATCAAGCTTTCGGTACCACGCGCTTTAACCTCTAAGTCGCCTTTAATATCAGGGTCAAAATCAAATTGCATATTGAATGCATAGAATGCTTCCCCTAAAGGCTGTAGCAAGTAATCGTCAATGTTTTTAACTACGCCTTTAATGCTCAGCTGGGCAGCTCCCATAAGCATAGAGATGCCGGCGGCTGTACGGCCGGTGCCTTGTACGCCTGTTTGGCCGTGGGAGTACGATGGAATACCTGTAGCATCATCGGCCATCTGCCGCGCTTTATCAAACATCATCATGTTTTCGGCGCTGACGTTAGGATACTTAGTGCCAAATAGCGCTTGACCTGGTGCGCCACCTTGTCTACGAAATACTTTACCGGGGTAGAGCTCAAGGTCTTGCCCTGGGACTAGGTTGGTTTCGTCAATTTCAAATATAAGATTTCCAGAAAGTACGGCATTATCAACAGCCATGCGCATAAAGCCATTCATAAGCTGCTGGGTATCAGTCATGTTTTCTGCTAAGCCTACGCCAAAGAATGAATAAGGATTCATTTCGTATGGTGCGGCAAAATACGGAATACGCTTAGGCGTAAACGGATTGATTACAAGCCGTAGGATTTTATCGTGGCAAATCCAGCAATTAACTTGTAGCGTGTCTACATTCTTCAAATCGGCGGGAACATCAAGCCCTGCTTCTTCTGCTACATCTTTGTCGATGTTGCCCCAGAACTCAAGGATTTCAAACCGGTCGATATCATACGAATTTCGGTAGTCTTCAATGTCTGTTTCCCACCACTTACGAGTGTAGTTAGTGCCCATAGAAACGGCATTATCAATGGCGTCAGCACGGAAGTATGGGCGCTTCTTAAGTGCGCGTAAATCTGAATGACTTAGGCGATGCCGCTGAATAATAAATTCGCATTCATCCATATTTTTAGCGTCAGAATCAGGGTAAAAGTTCCAAATAGAAACGTTTTCTACTTTTGGTACCGTTTTAATTAACGGGTCATAGTTACCTTCATCGTCCCAATTAGCATACTCTTTATCTACCGCAAATGGGCCTTTAATGATGCCTGTGCCAAATAAAGCCATTTCAAATGCAGTGAGGCGCAAATGTTTAGATGCACTAGACTCCTCAAGTTGGTCTAGTATTTTCTTCTCCATCCGCTTTGCAGCTTCTTGTGCTGGATTGTAAGTTTGTGCGGTAGGAGTTTTACCAACGCCGAGGCGTACGTCGCCCTCAATTTCAGAAAGTTCATCAGAAAATGTACCAAGGTTCATTTCTTCTAGGCTTTTACGAGTAGCCCCAGGCGGGAGTTGTCGTCCATCTCCAGAAAATCCGTACATTTTGCCGAGCTCTTCCATAGAATTTTCGGCATCTTTAGGGTCAAAATGTACAGCTTCTTCTACGCCTTCTGGGATGCGAGTAGGGTCAACACCTAAAGGAAAACGCTGGCCAGCAAACAAGACATCAATAATCTGTCCGTATGCTGCCAGCACTTTGGTTTTTGTAACTTTGATAAAGACTTGAGATTTTTCGGTAGATGTAAATTGCATATCAGGGCCGTACAGACCGCGGTATTGCCGGTAAGCATCCAGCCACCGTTCTTCTTCATCTTGGCGACTAGATTCTACAATTTCAAATTTTGAACGTATATATTCAGCAAGTTCTTCAGAACCTGATTTTGGTTCAAATACTAGCGCTTCAATGTTTTCATCTTCAGCCATTTATCAATATCCAAAAGTTGTGTCTGCAGGTGCCCATCTTTGTGTTGGTATTTGATTTGGGTAATCAAAGATAGACCGAGACTGTGGTCGCGACATGATACCATATCGCAGTGCATCGTAGAGGTGGTCTTCTACTTTAGTATTTACGTCCTCTGGATTAGTTTTATCTAGAGGAAGGGAAGGAAGCTGAGCAATGAGGTTAGTACAGTTATTAAATATCTCAATGCCGGCGCGCCCAGTATTTTCATCAATTTGTAGTCTGCGGTGCAGTTCGTTTTTGCCTGCTACACGGCTACCGCGACTTCTGTCAGATGGACGCCAACGGCATCCTTCAACAATCATCTGTTCAGCTAGGCTTGGTCCTGTATCACCGCGCTTGTGCCATAGTGATGAGTCAAGTACGCCGTAATGTATAGCTTCGCCTTCTTCTGCCGCTAGTACCATATGTGCTAGCTCTTTAGCTGGTACTTTACTTACATAAAGCTCCCGATAAACAAGAAGCGTTTCATCAGCTGGGTCTACAGCAAACCAAAGAACGCCGGTAGCAGAGGAGTAGCCGTAATCGCAAGCCCTAAATTTACGCCATGAATTCGGTATGTCATAAGGTTCAACAACATGATGTAGCCTACTAAATTCTGAAAAGGCGGCGCCTTCCGCAATATCCCAAGACCCTTCTAGTAACTGTCGTCGCTGTACTTCAGGCAGTGAGAGCAGCATGGCTTCATAGTCGCCTTGCTCATAAAGGTACGGATTATCCAACAATTTAGCTGGGATAAAACGCCGCCTGAAGAGCGGTTGTCCCGCTTTGCTATGGCGTTCTGGATAAGCCAACGTTTCACCAGTAGTAATGTCAGTCGCCCAGAACGATGTGTTATGCGGAGCAGGGTCGATAAACATCTTTTTAACCCACGCATGCCCCGGACCACCAGGGTTGGTTGTCGCCCGCATGAAGACGGGTAACGAGGGGTCTGCAGTTCTGAGACGCGAGCGTAAATAATCCCAAGCATAAGGTGTCGAATACTGCGTCAGTTCGTCTATGCCAATGTAAGTAAACGCCTGACCTTGGTAACGCAGAACATCTTTGTCCTGCTCTAGATATGTCATCCAGATTCTAGCACCGGATGGAAATGTCCATTGGCTTTTCTTTTCCATCCATTTTGCGCCAGGGTATGCTTTAGGGTACATCTCCTGACTTTTATGTATCAATTCGCGCAATTCATCATTTGTACGACGAAGAATCAGCGCGTTAAAATTCTGGTTATTACAATAACGCAACGGGTCAATAATTAGAGCGTAAGACTTGCCGCCACCAGCTGCGCCACCGTATAAAACTTCTCGTTCCGATGAAGCAAGAAAGTCTGTTTGAGGGCCGGCATTTGGCTCGAACAAAATTTCATCTTCTTGCTCCTCAACTGGCTGGTATGCGCTAGTACCAATCAATTGAGCTTCGGGTTCTTTAAGAGCCTCTTCTTGCTGCGTCAGCTTGACCAATTTTTTCTGGGCCATATTAAGCTGAGTTCGCGCAGAACGCTTAGCACGTTTTAGCTTGTCCTGTTCCCGCTGCTCTTTAGTTTTGGGTTTGGATGTTGCCTTGGGCCGCGGTCTTGGCCGCACGGCGTTTTTGTTCAACATGCTTTCGTCTATCCGATGCGTCACGTTTTACACGTTTCCACAAGCCCATTGGAGTAATCCGTACACCTGTGTAATCCGTAAGCCACCGAGCTACTTCTGGGTAGGACGAGGTTTTTAAATACGCAATGCCTTCTTCCAAGGCTTCTAAATGTTCTTCAATAGGTTCTAAAAGTTGTGGGTCAAAGTCTGACCTTTTGTAGCCCCACGGAACTGTTGGGCAGTTTACTTTATCATACCTATCAGTTGGATTCAGTCTCTTCGATGCTGTCATCATTCTTTGCCGGTAGTATAAACAATCCCATCGGCTTTTCTGCCGACACGTTAAGCTTTTCTACCTTAGAAAGCCCTACTCTGTCAAGTATTTGTTGTGATGCAGCTAGCCGTTCCCTGTTACCAATAGCGGTAGGGTCATCAATAACACCAACCATAGACAGAACAGCTTTAGGCGCATTAGCGGCCATTTCTAGTTCTGCGCGTTCAATAATTTCAGAACGCAGTGATTGAATAATTGCGTAAGGGTTTGTAGTTTCCGAATACCCAGCAAGGCGCATAGCTTTAGAATAGTTGCCGCCAGCTTCGCCAAACAAAGCATCCAAAAACTTAGATTGTAACTCGGTTAATTGTCTTTGACTAGGCACGAGGATTCTTCTTTCTTCCTGTTTTAGTACGCGCAAATGAGCGATTATTGCTCTTAGCTTTTACAGACAACCTTGTATTATTCATAGGGTTGCCTGACGTATGATGCACGTCTTTACCGTCACCTTTAGTGACTTTACCGCGTTTAGCCATAATAGCGCGTGCTGCATTACGAGAAGCGCGGCGCTTTTTTTGCTTTGGCTGGGCGTGGTAATTATCGTATTCTTTTCTATAATTACGTTTATTGGTCATGCTTTTGAAGCTTTCCGTTTGGTCGACTGTTTCCGTCCAGAGGGTGAAACGGGCCACCTAACCGATGTGGGCTTTCCACCTGGGTTGCCGGCTTTTCGCTTTTTACGCGTAATGGCGGCTTTCTGTCCTCTCGACATCTTGGCAGCTGTCGCCGCCGGGCGGCACGCTGGATACTTTCTCTTAGACTTAGTTGCTGATTTGCGGCCACAAGGTTTTCCTGTTGATACGTCTACCCATTTTTCGCCAAACCACTTTTTTAAGCCTCCTTTGTAAGCCATTGCAATATACTTATCCTCTATGCTGGAACACTAAATATAGTAAAAATACTGCCGCAGAACCAACGCCGATAACTAGCAATCCTATCAAACCATATTCAAGCATATCCTGCATATGTTCTTTTTGCTTGCGAAGTGCTTCTTGTCTAGCAACTCTTGCTTCTGCTTGAAATTTTATCCAGTCATTCCAAAGTCCTGGCCTGCCGCAATAAATCATATATTGCTTTAGTTCTTCTTCTTTTTCTTTAATGGCTTCTAGTGCCATAAATTCTTCAAAATCATTGCCTTCGTGGAAGGCGCTAGCTTTTTTCTTTTGGACTTTTTTCTGTAAATCTTCTTTAGAACTTACAAATGAAGCAATTTGTGAACCTACTGCTGATATTTCGCGCCCATTAGCAATAGCTGTTTTAATAACTGCAAAAGCGGCATTGGCTGCGGCAAGTTCGGCTAACATCAGTATATCCTTGTTTTACTTTTATCAACGTATTTCGGGACACAGTACGCCGTAACTCTATCTTTAGGGTCTAGATATGTATAATATTTGTAATTTCCGTACCTTTTTGAAACTTGACTAGCAAAATAATTACAGTCATCAATACTTGCAAAATACATATCATTGCTGGTAAGCTGTCTTGTGTCTCCCGTCCCAAGATAGACCAGCAACAAAAAAACATGTTGCATTACTTCCAGCCGCCACCCATTGCTTTATAACGTTTAGCGGCATACCCATTAGCATACGCTGATGGATATACTTTAAATTTGCGCTTTGCTTCTGCTTTTGCTTTTGTCCACAAAGCGGG